TCAATAGCTACATTCCCAGAACGCACAGCAGATGCGTTATCTGGTGAAATGCAGAGACAAAGGTTAGAAACAGGGAGATACAGACCAGACTGGACTCCTTTTAATTCTTACGATAACCCAATCGAAACAAAAACGTGGTGGGGGAAACAGTTACGAGGACTAATTCATTTCGGTTCTATGGCAGCCGGTACAATATTAGCAGCAAAAGGTGCAGTAGCTGCTGGTTTAGTTACAATACCAGCAGGGCTTACAGCTTTAGCTAGCAGCACTGTAGCTAGAGGTGCAGCGATTGGAGCTGTATCTGATCTTATATCTAAAGAATCAGATGAGCAAAACGCATTAGGTGCACTACGTGACCGTTATGGTTGGGTAGATACGCCTTTAAGCACTAAAGATACTGACCATCCTATTATGATGAAAGTAAAAAACATCGTAGAAGGTATGGGAATAGGATTAATATTTGATGGTCTAGCTTACACACTTAAAAAAGGTAGTAAAGAAGCTGTAGATCAGATAATAAATCGAAACAAAAGTTTAAAAAACCAAACTGTACAAGCTGGTATAGCCCAGTTACGTCGTGGTGAAGCTGAGTTTAGAGCTGATAAAAACGCACCTTCTGCACAACCACATCAAGGTGCACATATATCAGAGGTAGAACCACAAGTAGCTAGAGATCAACTATCTCAAACACGTAAGGACTATGGATCTGAAGATGGATCTACAGGTTCTGTTACTACACCAGTAGAACGTGAAAGCATAGCAATGTATGGTGCTACAGATGAAGCAACAGTAGAGCGTATATTTCGTGGATTAGTAAGTAGTGAAAAGTTTGCAAAAGAACTAGAAGCTGCAAAAGGATCTAGAAAAGCATTAGTTGAAAAGTTTAAAGAATCAATAGAATCACATCAACGTGTGACACAAGGTAGAAACCCTGTAGAAATGTCACCAGAAGAATATCTAAAAGAACTGTTTGAAACTAATGACGTTATAGATGGTTTTGAGGTATGGACATCTAAAAACGTAGTTACAGCTGACTTAATATTAGGTACATTACTTAAACAGCTAAGAGATACTGGTATTGCTGGTAGAGAAATAGCTGATTTAGTAAGTCTTGATGACATAGATGGACCAGCTAAACAAATTGTAGATACAATGTTAACTGCATTATATCAAACAAAGAAATCAAGATTTGTAAAGTCTGATTCATTTAGAGCGTTAGGTGCAGCAAAGAAAAGTAAAACAACTGTTGAAGAAGCTGTCTCTAAAGAAATGGTAGATGCTAGAGAATCTATTATGTCAGTATTAAAAATAGCTAAAGATGATGATAATGATGACATGATAAATGCGTTGTTTGAAGCTTTTTCTATGATGGATAATGTTAACACACTTGATGACTTTGATAGATGGGCTCGTACTTTAATACTTGGTGGTAAGCTAGATGTTAATGGACCTGATCGTACAGGTGTTATGATACGAGAACTAGAAGGAGTTATGACTCACAGTGTTTTGTCTGGTCCTAAGACACCAGCCAGAGCAATTATGGGTACATCTGCTGCAACATTTTTAAGACCTTTAGCTACAGCTTTAGGTTATACATTAAAGGCTCCGTTTACTGGAGAAGTTGCTGCTATGCGAGCTAGTCTAGCTAGTGTTAATGCTATGATAGAAGCTGTACCTGAATCATTACAACTATTTAAAACAAAGTTAAATGCTTACTGGAAAGGTGATATAAGAACTATTAAAACTCGTTTTTCTGAGTTTTCTCAAGGTGACGATAACTGGGAAATAGTACGTCGTTGGGCAGAAGATAGTGGTAGAGCTAACGCCGGAGAAGTAGCAGCGTTTCGTGTTGCTAATTTAGCACGTAATGCAAACAACGCTAACTTACTAACTTACTCTACTAAGCTTATGGCAGCGACTGACGACGCATTTGCGTACATTTTAGGTCGTGCTAAGATGCGTGAAAAAGCTATGCGTAACGCTTTAGAGTTACAAAACAACGGTATACAGACTCCTAAAATTACAAGAGACTTAATGAAAGCATACGAAGACGATTTCTATGCTCAAGTTTTTGACTCTGCTGGTAATATAGTAGACGAAGCTACACAGTTTGCACGTAAAGAAGTAACACTTACACAAGATCTTACAGGTTTTGCTAAAGGATTAAACGATGTATTTTCTGCTACACCACTAGCTAAACCATTCTTTTTGTTTGCTAGAACAGGTGTAAACGGACTTGCTTTAACGGGGAAGTATACACCGGGTTTCAACTTTCTTGTAAAAGAATTTAATGATATAGCATTTGCCAATCCTAATGATTTAGGAAATGTTGGTAAGTATGGTATATTTACACCAGAAGAATTAGCTAACGCTAGAGCTTTACAACTAGGTAGATTATCTATCGGTAGTGCAGTTGTATTTACTGCTGCACAAGCTTGGATGCGTGGTGATTTACACGGTAACGGACCAGCTGATAGACAAAAACGTCAGATGTGGTTTGACAATAGATGGGAACCAAGAACAATTAAACTTGGCGATGTACGTGTAGGTTATGATAACTTTGAACCATTTAACCTTATTATGTCTACAATAGCTGACATAGGTGACGCAAGTGAACTTATGGGTGAAGAGTGGACAGAAAATGAATTAGGTAAAGTAGCTCTTGTTGTAGCTCAGGCAGTTACAAGTAAGTCTTACTTAGCTGGTATACAGTCATTTGTAGATTTATTTGGTGGTAGACGTGGACAAATTGGACGTATTAGTGGTAGTTTATTTAACAACAGTATGCCTTTAGCTGGTTTACGTAATGAGTTAGGTAAATTATTTACACCTTACATGCGTGAATTAAACTCAGGTATTATACAGTCTATACGTAACCGTAACGCATTTGCTGAAGGTTTGACTGGTATTAATCCATTAGCTAATCCATTACCTATTAAGTATGATATGTTAAATGGCCGTCCTTTAAAAGATTGGGACTTTTTAACTCGTGCTTACAATGCTGTGAGTCCTATAAGTTTAAATTTAGAACAAACTCCGGGTAGAGATTTTTTATTTGATAGTGGATATGATTTACGTATGTCTACATACTACGCACCTGACAGTACAAACTTAACTGATACACCAGAAATTAGATCTAAATTTCAACGGGCTATTGGTATACAAAATTTAGAACGTCAACTAGATAAGTTAGCAGCTAATCCAAAAGCTATTGCTTCTATGAACCAAATGTATGCGGATATAAAATCTGGAAGACGTGGAGATTTTGACGCAAGAGATTACTGGCATAATAGGCAAATAGATAAACTATTTCAAAAAGCACGTAGAATTGCTTGGAACTCTATTCGAGCTGAATCTGATGTTACTGCAGTAATTGAAGAACAACGTCGTGCTAAAATAGAACAGATACAAAAACAAAAACAAACAGCTAACATCCTCAACATATACAAATAAATGACAGCAACATTCGTAGACAAAACTGGGGATGGAAACGCAACTAAAAGTTTTGCTATCCGTTCCTTACAAAAATCTGATATACACGTTAAAGTAAATGGTCAGCCACAAACTCAAGGTACTCATTACAACATAACAAACTATACTACTACAGGTGGTGGTGACGTAGTCTTTGTAGACAACAGTAGTTCTGGTGGAGCTAACCACATACCAGCATCTGGTAATATACATATTTTTCGTGATACAGATTTAGACCCTGCTAAAGCAACCTATCAAGCAGGTTCAGCAGTAAAAGCAGACGATTTAAATAATAATCAAAAACAAGCTTTATATGCTTTAGAAGAATTAAAAAACAGTACTGATGTTCAAGTTACTGTAGGAGGTACTGCTCCAGCTAGCGGTAATAGCTCTGGTGACTTATGGTGGAATAATACAAACGGACACCTATACGTTTTCTATGATGATGGCGTAGGAGATCCTTCTAACCAATGGGTAGCAGTTACTGGAACTAATTTATCCGGCATCGGTGGTGGCGGTGGCGGTAGCGGCGGTGGTACACTTACAGCTGTTACAGGTACTGCTCCTATAGTTTCTTCTGGAGGTAATACACCTGCAATAAGTATTACAGCAGCTACAACCAGTGCAGCTGGTTCAATGTCCGCAGCTGATAAAACTCAATTAGCTACTAACACAACTAAGTTAGCTACACTATCAATCGGTACTATAAGTGCTTCGTCTCCGTCTTCGGGTCAGGTACTTAAATATAATGGTACTGCTTGGGTTCCAGATACTGACGCTACAGGCGGTAGTGGTGGTGGTGCTACAAACTTAACTTTTACAGCAAACGGTACATCCTTAACTATTGAATCTTCATCAGGTAATAACGCATCTTTACCTGCTGCAACTACATCAGCTTGGGGTGTAATGACAGATGACGATAAAACAAACTTAGATGCTAACACAGCTAAAGTAACTAACGCAACTCATACAGGTGAGGTTACTGGTAGTACTGCTTTAACTATTGCAGACAACGTAGTTGATGAAGCTAATTTAAAAGTAAGTAATTCACCTGTTAATGGTTATTTCTTACAAGCTCAATCAGCTGACACTGGTGGTCTAACTTGGGCTGCTGCACCTACTGGTAGTGGTGGTGGTTCTTCGACTACAAGCGGAATTACTTATACAAACTCTGGTACTGGGGCTTCAGCAGTAAACCTTAACACAAAATTACAAGAAACAACTTCTGTAAAAGATTATGGTGCTACAGGAAACGGAAGCACAGACGACTCTACTGCATTTTCTAATGCTGTAAAGGCTGCACCAGCTCTTGTTAATATAGACGGAGTAGAAGGTACAAATATAGGTAGAGCAGAGATGTGTCAGGTTATTGTTCCTCCGGGTACATATAATATTGCTAACGTAGTTGACACTAACAATAGACAAGTTTTATATATTATTGACCAAGCTGCAAAGTTTACAACTGGTTCTAATGCAAAACTAAATGGTGAGTTACTAAGACCCGGCCAGTTTAACATAAACACTTATAAACACGGATCTACAGATTACTCCACTACTTATGCTATTAGAGCAAACGTAGGAGCTTCGTCTGGTTTAGGTGGTGGTGATGGTACTAACGCTGAAGTATTAGGTGTAGCTACTATTGGTGAGTTAGCTACATATCAAGATAGAGACTCAGTTGCTTTATACGTTGATAACGAAAATGCTCAAGCTTTACTTAATGTAAGCTCAGTATCAGGTTACACTTCAACTTCTGTAACCATGTCCTCTGCTCCTTCTGCTGATGTACTAAAAAGATACCGTAAAGGTATGATTATAGATACAAAGCATGGTACACCTTGGGTTGGTGTAGTTGATAGCTGGAGTGCAAATGGTCAGGTTATAAATGTACAAGGTGGATGGTATCAATATAATAGTCCAAGTTCAACTAGCACCCCTACAGGTACAACTGGTTTTGCTATTGGATTTAAAAAAGTATGGGCGATGAACGCTAACGTACACCTGTATGCAAGTGGCTTTGCTGAAAAAGCATGTGGTTTTGAGTTAGGAGTTAGAAACTATAAATCTGACTCATCTAATGAAATACCTACTGTAACTAATAGAGTTTGGGGTTTTGATGCTATAAACTTAGGTGGTTCAACCGGTAAGATGGGACAAGCTGCGTTTATAGCTAGAGTATCTCATGCTAATGCTGGATGGAACACTGGGTTCGCTGCTTGGGAAACTACAACAGGATTTACTGCATATAATGTAGTCGATAATGGTTTCCAAAGTAAAGATAGTAGTGGTAATGTGTACTATAGAGTTGATAATGGAGGAAGCTTACAACTTGGTCAAAACCAAGCAAGTTCAGCAGTAAACAGATTTATTGACTTTCACAGTAGTACATATGATAACGATTACGACACCCGTATTTTATCCGAAGGAGGAGAAAGTAATGATGGTAGAGGTATCATGTCAATCATTGCACAAGATATCAAGCTATATGGCAGATCTCTTTCTATAGGAGATAAAACAGATTCTAGTACAGCATCATCACACATTGATTTTCATTCTTCTGGTAGTGACCACGACTTTGATGCTAGAATACAATCTCAAGGTGGTGGAACTGGTGGTACAGCTGCTGATATTGGTATGGGTAATCTATATATTGACGCAGCCAATGTACTTATAAATAAACGGGCTTTAACTGTAGGTCTACCTAACGCAAGTGGAAATAACACAGCATTATCACCACTTGTAGATTCACATATTGATTTCCATGGATCTGGCTTTGACAACGACTTTGATGGCCGAATTAGTTTTATGGGTGGTGCTAGTGCAGTCGGTGATTCTGATTTTAAAGTATACGCTAAAAGATTTGCTTTTATAAAAGGTGCACCTAATAATACCTCTACTGGTTATACAGAAGTTCAACAGTGGGGAATATTAGAAGATGCAGGGTTCTATTGGTTAGGTCAAGTATCTGCTAACTCAACAAGTACAAGTATACATCCGGGTGTTATAATGGCAAACGGGTATGCTACAAAAGCTGGTATAGGTGCTAGTGCAGCATTTAACAACGCTTTTAATATTCATTGGACAGGGTCAGCATCTAACCTTTATATAGATACTACTCTACAAGGAACTATCACTGTTTCTTCTGACTACAGAGTTAAAAAAGATATTACATCTCAAACAGCTTTAGGTATAGACAAAGTTAAACAGCTAAGACCTGTTAATTATGAATTTGCAGACAATGCAGATTTCAACTTTGTAGGAGACGGCGTTAAAAGGGAAGGATTTATAGCACATGAAGTTGCAGAGGTTATCCCAAGTGCTGTTGATGGGGCAAAAGATGCACCAAATCAAATTCAATCATTACGTGTGGATGCGATAGTTTCAGTCTTAACAAAGGCATTGCAAGAAGCTGTTGCTAAAATTGAAGTATTAGAAACAAAAGTAGCAGCTTTGGAGGCTGAATAAATATGACAGCTTTTAATTTCCCACCAAGTCCAAGTACAAATGATATTTATACTGCACCTACAGGGCTTCAGTATAGGTGGGATGGAACTTATTGGACAAAACTAGGTAGCACACCGTTGTCAGACGGAGATAAAGGAGATATAACAGTTAGTAATACTGGTCAAACTTTTACTATAGATGCTGGAGTTGTATCACATGCAAACCTCGCAGCAGATGCAGTAGAGTCTGATAATATAAAAGACGGCGAAGTTACAACAACTAAACTTGCTGACGATGCAGTTAACTCTGCTAAGTTAGATAATACAGGTGTTTCAGCAGGTTCTTATACCAGTGCTGATATAACTGTTGATGCACAAGGTAGAATAACTGCTGCCTCAGCTGGTACAGCAGGCCCGACTGGTCCGACAGGACCGGCTGGACCGGCAGGTCCGACTGGACCAACTGGACCGGCTTCTACTGTAGCAGGTCCGACTGGAGCAACAGGACCATTAGGACCAGCAGGGCCGACAGGTCCATCAGGTGGTACAGGTAGTGTAGGTCAAACGGGACCAGCAGGTCCGACAGGTCCGACAGGTCCGGCTGGACCCACAGGTCCGTCAGGACCAGCAGGCGGACCAACAGGTCCAACAGGTCCAGCAGGTCCAACAGGTCCAGCTTCGACTGTAGCAGGTCCAACAGGTCCAGCAGGTCCAACCGGACCGACAGGACCGACAGGTCCGGCTTCAACTGTAGCAGGGCCGACAGGTCCGACAGGAAGCACAGGTCCGACTGGTCCTACGGGTCCAACTGGTGCTGCGGCAACAATTGCAGTAGGTAGTACATCTACAGGAAGTGCAGGTTCTAATGCTTCTGTAGCTAACTCTGGATCATCTAGTGCAGCTACATTTGATTTTACTATTCCTCAAGGTGCAACAGGATCTACAGGCCCTACCGGTCCGACAGGCCCTACAGGCCCGACTGGAAACACAGGTTCGACAGGTCCAACTGGTCCGACCGGCCCAACAGGGCCATCAGGTGGTCCTCCGGGTCCGTCAGGTCCTACAGGTCCTACAGGTCCTACTGGACCAGCAGGTGCAGACTCGACGGTTGCAGGCCCAACTGGACCTACAGGACCCACTGGCCCTGCTGGAAGTAACGGTACTAATGGAAGTGACGGAGCAACTGGACCGACAGGACCAACCGGCCCGACTGGACCAGCTGGTGCAGATGGTAATGATGGTGCTGATTCAACAGTAGCAGGTCCGACCGGACCAACAGGTCCTACTGGACCCGCTGGATCTACAGGGCCAGCTGGTAGTGACGGAAATGATGGTTCTACAGGACCAACTGGGCCTACTGGTCCGACAGGACCTACAGGACCGTCTGGACCGGCTGCAAGTATTTCTGACGGAAGTATTACAACTGCTAAGATAGCTGCTGACGCAGTAGACGGAACTAAAATTGCCGACGATAGTATAAACTCAGAGCATTACGTTAACGCATCTATAGACGCAGCACATATAGCTTTAGGTCAAATTACCTCAAATCATATTGATACATACGCAGTAACAAATGGTAAAATAGCTGCTGACGCAGTCACTGGAGCTAAGATTGCCGATAATGCGCTTGATTCAGAACACTATACTGATGGATCTATTGACACTGCTCATTTAGCTGATGATTCTGTTACTTCAGCCAAACTTGGACCAGCATGTGTAGATACTAACGCAATGGGTACTGGGGCAGTTATTAGAGTTTCTATAGCAGATTTGGCTGTTTCTACAGCTAAGATAGCAGATGATGCGGTTACTGCTGCTAAAATTTTAGATGGTACAATCGTTAGTACATCTTTAGCTAATGATGCCGTAACAGTAGATAAAATAAATTTAGTATCTACATCTTCTGTACCTAGTTTAGAAGCAAAAGGTGATGGTACTACAGATGGTTATATACAGTTTAATTGTTCACAAAATACCCACGGTGTAAAACTTAAATCTCCACCACATTCTGATGGAGCTAATTATACATTAATTCTTCCTTCAACTGACGGAACAAGTGGACAAGTTTTAAAAACAGACGGGTCAGGTGCACTTGATTGGGTTGACCCTCAAAGCGGGCCTACAGGTTCTACTGGACCAGCTGGACCTCCGGGACCTACAGGACCTACAGGTTCTACAGGTGGACCGGGACCAACTGGTAATACTGGACCTTCTGGATCGAACGGATCGAACGGAGGACCCGGGCCGACTGGTCCTACAGGGCCAACCGGACCAGCTGGAGGACCGGGGCCAGCAGGCCCAGCGGGACCTACGGGGCCAACAGGTTCGACCGGACCAACAGGACCAACAGGTAATAGTTCTGGTACAGCTAATTACTATACTGGAACTACCATGAGACTTGTATACTCATCTAATAACAGTTTATATGATGCTGTACAGTATAGTACTTATCTACACACTGGTGGTTCACAGGGATCTAAAGGTGTTTATTTCAACGTTTCAGATGAGACTTTAAAAGAAAATATAACTAATACTACGTTTGACGCAGGCTCACTAATTAAAAACATGCGTTTTGTAGATTTTGATTGGAAAGAATCAGAAGGTGGTGGACATGTAGACTGCGGTATTATTGCACAAGAAGTAGAACAACTAAGTGGTGGTTCTCAACTTGTATTTCAACCAAAAGATCCTACAACAGAAGAATTAGGAGTAAGACATGTAGTTCCTATAAACTTCATGACTGTATCGGCTAAGGCTATACAAGAGTTAATTACAAAAGTAGAAACCTTAGAAGCAAAAGTAGCCACATTAGAGGCTGGCTAAATGGAGATACCCACCTTACTCTTACCTGATGCTGTTGACTTTCCAACTTTTGAGTTTGAGCTGCCAATAGGAGAGATACCACGGTATACTCCTTTGGTAGTTCCACCAAGTGATATAAGAGCTCCCAAGGGAGTTGTACCAAAAACTACAAACAGTGAAGCAGCTAGTACCGGTCAAACACCGTCTGGCATTAATCAAGTTAATATACCTGTGGTAAATGTAAAACTGCCAGTACCAGAAAGTGAAATACTTATTACAGCTGGTACTACGGCAGTTATTTCTGTAGCAGCAACCCTTACAGCTACAGCAGCTTTTAAATGGGTTGTTACTGCTATGAAACCTATATTAAAAACAGCATGGAAAAAAATAAGTGGAAGAAAAAAACCTAAAACCTGACGAACCAAAAAAAGGTTTACTAACAAAATTAAAAGAAAATGTTGATGATCATGAAGAGCAAATGCAGATCCTTGGTGCAATGGTACGCTTGGGTGTTGTTATTTGGTCAGGATTTATCATCACTTTAAACTATGTCGAGTTGCCGATGGTTAAAAAACCTTTAGGAGCATCATCAGACATCACGTTCGTCGCTTCGATTTTTACTGGAGCCCTAGCAACATTCGGTTTGTCTACAGGTAACAGTAAGAAGAATGGCAACTCTCAAACACAAACAAAACCTAAACAATGAAGAAATGGATTCTTCTCTTAGCTCTGTTGTCACCCGCAGCTGCAAGAGCAAACTCAATAACCCCAAACTTTACACAGGGGTCAATGAACTCAACGACAACAACTACCCAAACAGTCAAGGAAGTCATAAAAACACAAAAGTTCGGAACAGCCCTCAAAAGCTGGTCTGGAAGCAATGTAGAGGCTTCTGGAAACATTGTAGCAGCAGATACAACATTTTCCGTAAAAGATGTAACCAAGCCTTGGTCAATGGAAACAGTAACAAGAGCTGCCGGCCTAGTAGAGCAAATCGACGCAACACTCGACTACACTATAAACACTACTATTACATCCTTATCAGTCTTCTCACAGTAAGTCCTGTTTTAGCAACAGAGACTGACCCAGAAGTCACGAATAATGCCAACCCGGTTGCAGCCGCAACGGGCAATGTAACAAATAGTGCGGTGCAATTCCAGAACAATGGAGCACCATCACGACAGAACTATGGCAGTGGAATCTCATGTAATGGGGCGACTATGACCTTTTCGCCTTTTTATATGGGCAGCCATGTTAATCCATATTCTGAAAAAGAAGGTCTTACAGGTCTACACCCAACCAGTTATCAAATTAATGAAAACTGGGGATTTCAAGTTAACTTCATGGTTCCTCTTGACAGAAAAGGATTAGAGCAATGCAGACGCATAGCTAAAAGACAAGAAGAAAAGATGAGGTTAGATCATGAGCTGGTACGTGCTCTTAAATGTGCCGAACTACAACAGAAAGGATTTATTTTTAGACCTCAGACACGTGTTGCACATTTATGTTCAGACGTGGTTCCGATTCAAGCGTTGTTACCACCTAAACCACAGAAAAAGAAATTTTGGCAAAAATGAGTACATTATCAGAACAAATAGCAAATAAAGCAAAAGCTGAAAAAGCAAAAGCTGAAACTGCTAAAAAAGCAAAGAAAACTACTACGGAGTCTAAATAACATGGCATCTGGTGCAAGTAAAGGAGCTAAAAAAGTTAAAATCTTTAATGACGGTGTCTTAGAAGGCGTAAACGTAGCTAACTACAGCATCGAAGATAAAAAAAATGTTATTAACTATCATAAAAAATTAGAAGCTGATCCTACATATAAAATGAAGGGTTATGAAAAAGATTCTATTATGAGACAATACGGAAAGAAAGTTTAATGGATGAACTAAAGAAACTACCTAGAAAAGCAACAGAAGAGACCTTTAATGAGCTACACTATCTTGTTACAGAGGACTTTCTACATAGAATAAAGAGTGGAGAAGCGACTACACAAGA